CAGATGCCGGCCGGCGTGCCGGTGGAAAGCAGCGTCTTTTTGGTCTGGACGTTGAACTCGATGAAGGTGCCGTTGTAGTTGTAGGCCACATAGGCCATGCCGCTGAATGGCTGCCGCGGCGTGGGCGAAGGAAAGTTCGGCAGCCACAGGTCGATTCCGTTGCCGATCCCCGTCGACGTCGCCGCGTTGCCAGCGCCTTTAGTACCCCACTGCCCGCTGTGGAAGTGGGCTACGTTCGCGAAGGCGAGCGACGTCAGCACGCCGGTATCGCCGTTCAGCGGGGCCAGGTTCGTGTCGCCGCCCAGGCAGAACATCTCGACGCCGTCCCACTCTCCATCGCCAAGCAGGTAGACGTAGAAGCAGGCCGCCGTCGTCGCCGCCGATCCGGTCGAAAGATCGGTGGGCGCGACCACGGTGTTCAATATCTCGTCGCCGACACCCAGCACATAGCCGAAGGCGAGCGGCAGCTTGCGGCTGCTGGCGGAGGTGTATGCGGGATTCAGCGCCATCAGAAGGCCCTCGCGGAGTTGTAGGAGACGGCGGGCGCGGGCTGCGCCACCTGCACTGTCGGCGGAGACTGGTTGTCCGTCGACCACTGGATGATGACGCCCTTGAATCGCTCGATGGAGGTGCAGGTGCCGTAGCTCTGCTGGCAGGGCGTGGGCGACGTGGAAGCGCACTGCGGGCTGGCGAAGGTGAGCGGGCAGCTCACGCCGATATCGTCCAGGCAGCGGATCATGCTGTAGTTGTCGAAGCCTTCGAGGCTCAGGTCCATCTGCGTCTCGTCCACCTCGACGCCGGTGATGCTGCCCATGAAGGTGAAGAGCGACTGCTCGCCGGCGATGTTCCAGAGCCGGTAATAGACGAACGCGCCGATCAGCTCGTATTGCGAGACCAGCAGCGCGGCGTCGCGCTGGACCGTGTTGCCGGAGATGTTTTGCAGCGAGATCGAGCCCGTGTCCGTCTGCGTCGACCCGAATGTCTGGAATGTGGGCTGGCCCGTGACCCAGCCTTTGTAGGCGTTGGTCGAGCCCCCCTTGAGGATCGAAGGCATGTCGCCGACGTTGCCCTCGGAGAACAGGTAGATATTGCCCGAGACGGTCAGAATTTCGAGCAGACTGATAGGCTCGACCGTGCCCGAGGCCGCGAGCGGCAGGTACACGTCGTCGCTGCCGTTCAACAGACTGAAGGGCGGCGGAGTGTGCGGGTATGGGATTCCGGAGCCGCCCATCAGACGATCACCGTCATCTGCGGAAACGCCATCGGCAGCCCCATGTTCAGGTTGACGTTGCGCACCACCTTCACGCGATGCACGTCGAGCGGGATCTGCGGCATGGACACCGTGACGGTGCTGCCGATCGGGCCGACGATGTTCGGCGTGATGATGGGCGTATAGAGCGAGACCGGAGAGTTGTACGGCACATATCCGGCCTCGGAAAGGCACTCCCCATTGGTGAAGTTGAGCGCCGTGATCACGGTCTGGCCGTCGACCAGCAGGTCCCAGGTGCCGTACGTGGAGCTGATCGGAAAGACGATCTGAAAGCCGAAGCCCACATACTGCACCTGGGCGAAGTCACCCGCGGCCGCCGTGCCGGCGACGAGCCCGTAGTTCGAGGGGACAGTGAGCCTGGCTGGAGTCGGATACGAAGACGGCGGCTCCGGCGTTGCGGGATGAAAGGTCGAAGGCCCGATGTCCTGAAGCGTCCAGTTGCCTTGGTATGCCACGGCGCAGTTCAGAAAGTCGTCGACGACGTTGATGGTGCGGGTCCAGTTCACGAAGTCGCTGGGATAGCTCAGCATGCGCGCCTGGGGAATCTCTTCGAAGATCAGGTTCTGCACGTTGTACTTGCCGTTCGCCACCTGCGTCGGATTCGGCTCCGATGTGAAGCGGCCCACGTGGTGCCTGCCGCCGCCGTCGTAGTCGATCACGGTGAAGTAACCGCTCTTGCCGATCTCGTAGAACTGCTTCAGCCGCAGCATCGTCGTCCAGGGCCGGTTCATAAAGCTCAGCGCGAAGCTGTAGCCGTCGTTCGCGTTGTCGCGCTGGTACCAGCTGCCCATGCGCGCGCGGGCCAGCTGCGCGTTCGCGTTGGTCTTGCGCGTGAAGCCATAGCTGGGGTTCGGGTTGTCGTTGATCGTCGCCCAGAAGCCCTGCACCGGATTGAGGATGTCTGTCTCGGCCATTAGCTCGCGATCCCGTCTCCCGCGTACTGCGAGTTGAAGTCGTTCAGGTGCTTGTTGATCATCTGCGCGCCGCCGGTCTTCAGCCAGCCCTGCATGGTGCGCGTGTCCAGCGTGTGGATGTGGAAGTGGGTGTCGCCGCCGGAGCCGCTCTGCGCGCTCATGCCGCCCGCTCCGCTGCCGGCGAGATAACGCGAGGCTATGTCCGCGGCCGAGGCACCGCTGTTCATGGCGGCCAGCATCGCGCCGTGCGTCGCGCTCGCGCCGGGCGTCATCACCGTCTCGCCCAGCTGCGCGTGGATCATGCCCTCGTTGTAGCTGGTGGCGTAGTCGCCAAAGCCGGTGATGGTGCCGCCGGAGTGGAACTGCATCGCATTCATCTGGGTGAACTGGCGGCCGCCCTGGGCGGTGTCCGCGATGGTGGTCACGACCTTCTGCAGCTCCTTCTTCATGTAGTTGTCGTTCACCCAGTTCGCGGCGTTCATGCTGTAGTGCTGCCCCATGTAATTCAGCGCGTTCGCGGCAAGCTGGTCTGCCGCGCTGATGGCGGTCTGAAAGTCGCCGTTCGGGTGCATCATCATGTTGTTCAGCGCGGGGAACACCTGCTTGTTGTAGTAGTCGCGCGCGCTCAGCTTGCCGCCCTCTCCGCTGAACGCGCCGGCAAGCCCGGAGCCGCCGCCGATGGCAGCGCCCACGGCCGCGCCGATCGCGGTGCCCACGCCGGGAACGATCGAGCCGATCAGCGCGCCTTCGCCCGCGTCCGCCGCCGCGCCCGTAAGCGGGTTGCCGGTCTTGAAGGCGCTTACCGTGCCGGAGTACGCGTTGTACCCTCCGCCCGCCGCGCCCAGCAGTGCGCCGCCGTTCTGGCCAAGCCACGAGGCCGATGCCGCGCCGGCCGACCGCAGGTCCGGCGTGTCGCCCGTCATCGGACCGTTGAAGTCGTACGATCCCGAGGATGCCGTGCTGCCGCCGCTGCCGATCCCGAAGCTCTGCGCGACGGAAGAGATGGAGCCGACGGTGCCGCTTATGCCTGCCGCGCCGAAGCTCGACCCTCCGGAGCCCCCACCGGCTGCGACTTGCGAGGCCGTTCCGGAGCCGCCGCCCGCAATCGATCCGCCCGCTCCGCCGCCGATGCCCAGCACGCTGCGCACTGCGGTCTGCGCGGTCGTCCCCGCGCCGCCGCCCGCCATCGTGGTGCCCAGCAGCGATTGGAAGGCCTTCATCCGCATGATCCAGCTGGCCACAATCTCGAAGAACATCTTCTCCATCGCAGACTTGATAAAGTCCACGGGATTGGTGAAGGCCTCCTGCAGCGTCCCGGCGATCTGGTGCTGCATCTGCTGGTTCAGCTGCTCGATCTGCGCGTTCGATTCGCGCACGATTGCCTGCTTGCGCTGCTCGATCTCCGGCTGGCTGGCGCCGTCCTTCTTCGCCTGCTCCTCCATTCGGGCAAGGTGCTCGCGCTGCTGGTCCTCGATCTCGGTGACGGTGTTCTTGTACTGCGCGATCCAGCCGGCAAAGCCGTCCTCGCGCACACGCGCCTCCGCGCGTTCGGCCTCCTGGGTGTATTGCAGATCGGTCGCGTTGTTCTGCTCGGTAAGCTTGTTCTTCTCGTCCTGCGTCTTCGCCGCGATCGCGGATCGCGCCTGCGCCATCGCGGCCTGCACCGCGGGCGTTCCAAGGTCGTTGCCGTTCGCATCCTTGAAGGCCTTGTCGTACGCCTTCTGCAGATCGGCCAGCGCCTTCGTGCCTTCGGCATCGATGCGCTCATAGCCGCCCAGCTCCGCCTGCGTGCGCTCCTGGACTGAGGCCAGCGTGCTCTCGGTAAAGTTGTCCTGAAGCTCTTTCAGCTTCTGGAACATCTCGGTCTGCGCGGCCACATTCGCATCGTGCGCTCCACCGCTGGCGACAAGATCCGGGTTGGAGTTGTTACGGTTCTGCGCGTTCTCGAAGTCCGCTACGATGCGTGCCGCTCCGCTCAAGCCGCCCGCGCGAGCGTTCGCCATCGCCTCCTGCCGCGTGCGCCAGTTCGTCATCCACTTGTCGGCATACTCTTCGTCGAGCTTCGCCTGCGCCGCCAGAACGCTCGCGTGGATCTCCTCCGCGCTCTTGCCCTCGTTCGACATCGCCAGCGTCATCTCGCGTTGTGTGTCGGAGTACTTCCGGAGGTAGAGCTCGTCGCCCTGGAGGTTCGACTGCACCATCTCGTCGTGCGCCTTCATGATTTCGAGCGCCGCCGAACGGCCGAGGACGATGCTCTGCGCCCGCGCCTCGGCGTCGGCCTGCTGGTCCTTCATGCGCTGTTCGGCAGCTCCGGCGTCGGCGGCTGCCGGGTTGCCGTAGTACATCTCCGTCTTGCGGTTGAACTCTCTGTTCTCCGCGTCGATCTGCTTCTTCTTCGCGGCTTCGGCGTTGATCTTTTGCTCCCCCACGAGAGCGCCGTCCATCGCGTGGTTCAGCTCTATCTGCGCCAGCGCCTGTTCGTGCGTCTGGTCCAGCTGCACCTTGCCCAGCTTCACCATGTTTCCGGCCGCGTCCACGCCGAGCTGCGCGCCCGTTCGCGCGCCGCCCTGCAGCGCGAGCGCGCCGATGACGTTTCCCTGAAGAAGCTGCCCGATGGCCGACTGCTGCAGCGCGCTGGCGATGCCCGGAAGGGCGGAGCTGTTTTGCGTGGAAGTGTCCGCGCGGCGGCGCGTGGTCTCGATGCTGCGGGTCTGCGAGAAGTCCTCCTGCGCCGTCTTCTTCAGCGTCTCGTAGAACTTCTCGGCCTGCGCGTTCAGGCTTATGTACTGCTCATACAGCTTGTAAACGTCCTCCCCCAGATGCACGAACACTTCAGTGGCGGCGATGCCAGTCAGGCCGCCAAGCATGGACGTGAGCGCGTTGGTCACCGCAGGCATCCGCGACAGCATGGCCTCCATCGCGCGCGGCAGCCGAAGGCCGAACTCCTGGCTCAGCAGCCTCACCGCATCAAGCCCGGTCGTCACGTGGCCGGTCATCTGCTGCGCGCCCTGGCCCGCGCGTTTGAAGGCGATATCGCCATTCGCACCGGCATCCTGCATGGCCTTCGTCAGCGCGGACATCGCGGCGTTCGCCTGGGCGGAGTCGACCGTGATCTGGATTGTGACGGCAGTGGCCACGTCAGTTCCCCTTTCCGGCAAACTTCGTCTTGCAGTATGGGCACTGCACCATGTGCCGGTTATCGAGTCTGCGGCCGCAGCCGGGGCAGCTGGGGTGGTCGCTCTCAAACACGGCCTTCGCCCTGCGAACGGCTTCGAGGCCCTGGACCTCAACGCGCGTCAGGAACGACGGAGGAAAGGATGCTCCCGCCTCGATCGCGCTCGCGAGATCGAGCAGGTACGCCGCGCGGCTGTAGTAGCCGGGAGAGAGCGACCGCGCGGGCGTGTCCTCTTCAGCGCGCCCGATCGCCTCGCGATCTGCGGCCGCATAGACAGACCCGTTCGCGCCTGCGATGTAACTCTCCTCGAAGATCTCGCGCAGCGCCATCTGCAGGCCCTCGATGTCGCGCTCGACGGCCTTCGGAGCCAAGCGCTGAGTCCGTGGGCGGAAGGCATCGCAGATGAGCTTCGAGGTAGGGTTCACTCGCTGTCCTCATATTCTTCGCAGTCGTGACTTTCCATGCAGTCGTTGCAGACCCCGTCCAAGCCGCAGCCTTGGCAGGCACGCGGCAGGTCGTCATCTTCTACTTCCCGTGAGCATAGGTCGCAGTTCTTGGTCACTCCTCATCGCCTCCGGCCAGCGTGCTGGTGTCCTGCGGCTGGAAAAGCTCCTGCGCGGCCATCACCTTGTGCATCATGTCCATCTCGCGCACGATGGCGTTGCGGTCGTTCGTAAGCGGCACGCCGTTTACTGCGTACCCCTCGACGGAGATCACCAGCTCGTCATACAGCTTCGCCAGCAGCGGCTGGCTGCCCTGGTAGATCGTCTTGCCCGTCCGGCTGCCGCCGACGACGCGCGAGCGGCTGCTCTCGCGCGTATAACGGCGGTGCTGCTCTTCGCTCGGCGTGGAGAAGACGTGCTTGAGGCCGACGATCTTCCGCATGGCCCAGCGCAGGTTGCCCTCGCTGTCCTCGTACTGGTAACCACTGAAGTCCGCATCGAGCAGCACCACTTCGCCTTCCGGGTAGATCACCAGCTCGTCATCCTCCGCGCGCGAGGGCCGCACGTTGGCCAGCGTCTCGCCCAGCTTCTGGCGGTGCGCCAGGGGAATCTTCTTCTGCCAGCCAGGGATCTCGGTAAGCTGCGCGCCGCCCGCGACCCTGTAGCCCTCGGCGTTCATCAGCACGCTCTCCGCCAGCGCCAGGCGCGGCGTAAGCACGTCGATGGTATTGATGCGGGTCTTGCCGTCCTGCTCCGCGGTGACGACGATGCCGGCGAAGTACAGCTGCCAGTCGTGCTCCGTGATGCGGCGGCAGAAGAGCTTGTAGGTGCGCTCGGTCTTGACGAACTCCTTCAGGATCACGACCCGCTCTGTGGCCAGGTCGAAGTACACGATCTCTTCCATAGGTCTCCCCTCGGTTGTGGTTTGGTTTGGTTTTCGGCGCGACCACGGTGAGGGACCGTGCAGTTCTTCAGGCTCCGCGAAGTGGTGCGGCTGCCCGGACGGCGGCGAAGCGGTGCTGCCGTCTGGATCGTGAGGCAAGAACTAAAAAAGACTCCGGAGACTCGCCCGAACCTCCGGAGGGAGGTGAAGTATGGCAACCGGTTAGGCCGCGACGAGATACGCGGGCGTGGAGTTTACGACGAATGCGCTGATGGCCGCTGCCGCGCCGTTCTGCAGGCAGGTCTCTTCGTCGAAGCTGAGCTGCCACATCACCTTGTTCTCGTTGTTGCCGAGCTTGTTGGCCTTGACGTAGCAGAGCGGGAAGTTGAAGCCGAGCTGGTAGGTCAGCGCGGGGTTGGTGGCGATGGAGATGGAGAGCGCGGTCTGGTTCTCGAACCAGCCGTTCACGTCGTCCGTGGCCAGCGCGGCGATCTGCACGTCGACGGAGAACTTGGTGATGCCGCTCTCGACCGAACCCGCATACAGTCCGTCGCCGGAGCATTTGAACGGTGCGCTGCCGCGGTCGATTTTGATCGAGAGGCTTTTCTGCCGGCCTGAAAACGGGACCGCGGCACCCGCGGCGGGCGTGATGGTCACGGTAAAGTCCGAGCCCAGCAGGTAGTTCGCGGCCACCAGTGCGGGAATGGCCGCGACCATCGGGCCTGGAATCCAGCGGCCGCTGCCGCACATGTCCAGCGACGCCATGATCGCGCCGCGCTCCGGAACGTCGAGCGAGAGCGATTTGGCCGCCATGTCCGGCAGCTTGAACATCTGGTCGTTCGTCTCCTGGATGTAGAGCGTGGTGCAGGGCATGGTCGCGGTGATCTGCGGGATGGTGAAGGTGTGGGTGTAGGGGCCTGCGCCCGATGCCACCTCCTGCCCGCAGGTAAACGCCAGCATCCAGCCCAGCAGAAAGGCGTCCGCCTCGTTTTTCAGCGTGCCCTTGGTGTCCCACGCCGTGGTCTGCTGGTTGGTCGCGAACTCGGTGCCCTTGCCCACGTACTCCTTGTCGGTGCGGATGGACCTGTCTTTCTCGAAGACGCTCGACATGCCGAAGCGCTGCGAGATGGTAAGGTTGGCGTCCGCTAGCACGCCGCCGTAGGCCGCCTGCTGGTTCGGGCTCAGCACCAGTTTCCGGGCGGATTGTTTCTGCATCGAGATCGCTGGCATTTACTTGGCCTCCTGGGAATTTTTCGACACTGCGGCAACGGCCGCTTCAGCTGGTGCGGGCACCACCTCGAAGAGCGGGTTGCCGTGCGCTGTCTCATAGTCCTTCAGCATCAGGTCCCACTCGTACCCGGCCACGCGCGTGGGCGTGCCGGGCGTAAAGACGACGCTGGTGCGGCCGCTCACCCGCAGCGGATGGCCCGCCGCCAGCGACGCGCCGAACTCGGTGAGCTGCACGAAGATGTAATCGCTTCCGGCCATCAGATCGCCCCTTCCTGCCCAGGTTCCTGAATCGCCTGCGCGGCCTGCTCCGCGCTGGACATGGTGAAGCCTGCCGCGTTGGTGCCTGGAAACTGCGCGATGCCGGGAACCTCAAAGCCCACGGCATACGCGATGCCGAGGCCGGTAACGGGCACGGGCACCGTGCTGACCCACTGCACTGGTTCCGAGACCTCGCCATCCGGATAGCCCAGCCGCGCGCCGCACAGCAGGCCCTTCACGCAGTCCGCCAGCGCGGCGGAGGCCATCGCCTGGTCCGCGGTGCTCTTCAGGTCCTGGTCCGCGCAGGTCACCATGTAGCGGCCCACGGTGTTGTAGGCCAGCCGCTGCGCATCGCCAAGCGCCGAGGCCGTGTCGCCGTCGTAGTAGACGCGCACCGAGGGCGGCATCATGATCAGGTCGCCCTCCGCGTTGAAGTCCGAGTTCGAGATGGCCTGCACGTCCACGCCGGGCATCTGGTCCGTCAGCAGCTGCATCAGCGTCTGCCACGCCACCACGCTGGCGAAGCTCGATTGCAGGTTCATGGGCAGCGTGCTCATGCGGTCACCTGCTGTGCTGTTCCCGCGCCGCGCGTGATGACCTTGCCGACCTTCACCATCTTGCCGGCGAGATAAGCCTCAAAGCCGGAAGCGATGTTCTGCGGATCTTCAGGGCGGAAGACCAGGTACGGACGCGCGGGGATGTTCTGGAACCTGCCGCGCCCGGACTTCGTCTTGGCCGCGCGTCCGGCGATCTTCGCCTGTGGCCCGATGCTGCCGCCGCGCCGGTCCGCACTGCCGAACTGCTGCACCGCTGCGTAGACCAGGTTCGTGCCGATGGTGAGCGTGTTGCCGTTGACCTGGTAGCTGATGGAGCCGAAGAGCCGGCCGCTCAAGATCAGCAGCTTGTGCCCCGTGGTGTAGCCCTTCTTCTTCATCGTGCTGGCCGCCAGGCGCGGCCAGCTCCCGGCCGGCGAACCTTCGTCGCGGAAGGTGCGTGCGATCGAAGCCCGCATCAGCTCGCCCGCCACGCGCAGCATCAGCGGCACATCGCCGAGCGCGACCTTGGTCTCGTCCAGCCCGACGAGCACTTCGCGATTGTCTACCTTGACGGTGAAGGTATCGGCCATCAGACGAATCCTTCCAGGTTGCACTCGCGGAACCGGAGATCGTTATAGACCGGCTTTACCGGGCCGCTGGGCACGGACTGCGGAGCGGCGGCGCTGACTGGTTGATCGAGCGACGCCTTTCCCGCGGCGATCTCCTTGAGCAGGGCGATCGCATCCTCATAGCGCTGGCGCACGGCGTCGGAAATCTGCTGCGGCCGCCGCGTGAACAGCAGATACACGCAGATGTCCCGACAGATGGCCGTGGCCGTGTCGCTTGCCTGCAGCGGCGTCACGTAGCGGTCGCGCACCCGCGCATCGATCAGCCCGCTCGCCTCCTCCAGCGACGCGTTTACCACGTCCGAGTCCGGCTGGCCCTGGTTGGCATCGTCGGTGAGCTGGGTGAGCTGCTTCAGGCTGATGCGCTGCAGCAGATCGGCTTGGGTGGCGTAGGGCATCGGCTAGCTGGCGCCTCCGGCGGCGATGATCTTCTCCGCTTCGAGCTTTGCTTCCTCAGCCAGCTCGATATTCTCGATCATCTGAGCCTTCGTCAGCGAGGGCGCAAGCACCAGGTCGAAGTTGTCGTTCGCATAGGCGACGAGCTGCGACTTGGTCATCGCGCCCAGCGCGGCGGTGCCCACGTTGCGCTCCTCTTGGTTATCGAGCTCCGTCTTCGCGCCCAGATAGCCGAGCGCCTGGAGCTGCGCGCCGTCGGCCTCCGAGAGGATCACGCTCGACCCGCGCGGATACGTCTTTCCGTTGTTCACCGGATGGATCACTTCGAACTTCGGCATTCAAGCGCCTCTCTTCTGTGAAACCGCGGCGCGAGATTGTTGGGCCTCGCGCCGCGTTGTTGCGCCCTTCGGCTTCAAAGGAACTTAGTAGTTCGAGACCGGCGCGGGGATGGCCACGATGGCCGGCGCGGCGACGGTGTTGGTAAAGGTGTAGAGCGTCTCCGGAGCGGTGATGCGGATGTCCCAGTACCAGTCCGTCGAGACCAGCGTGGTCTTCGAGCTGAGCGGGTACTGCGGTTCCACAATCACGCCGTAGCCCTCGACCGTGTTCGAGGCCGCCGTCCAGACGAAGGTCTTGAGCGCGGAGAGGTCCATCTGGCTGCTCACGTCCTGCACATAGGCGAGGATCGCGCTCTGACCCCAGACGAAGCTGCCGACGTTGTTCTTGTCCACCTGGAAGGCCGAGGCGACGACGGTCTTTACGCCGAAGACGGTGGAGAGGTCGTCGAGCGTGATCGCGCCCTTCACGGTGTACTTGAAGCGGTCGATGATCACCGGATGGTTCTGCAGTGCCACGAAGGTGGCGTCGGAGATGATGAGCACGTTCGCCTGCACGCCGGACTGCCGCACGACGGCCTTGGCCGCCTCGACGTTCTGGATGGGCTGCGAGGTGCCCGTGGTGCCGCCGCCGTACTGGTCCCACATGGCCGCGCCCGCCAGCGCCAGGGTGTTGGGGGTGTTGGCCGGGTTCAGCAGCAGGCTCGCGAGATACACCTCGCGGTCCAGCAGCAGCTTGTCCATCACGTTCTGCGTGGCCTTCGCGATTTCACTGAAGCCGAAGCCGATACCGTACTGCTCCAGCTCGAAGGGAATCTTCGCCATAAAGGCATGCGACTTGCAGAAGTAGGGCGCGGTCGAAAAGCTGGAGCGGACGGCCTGCGGCGCATCGCCTGGCGCGCGCAGCGACTGCGCGTCCAGCCGCATGGCGGAGCGGTCGTGCACGACGTACTGGAAGGTCTGCCGGTCCATCGGGCAGCGCGGTGCCAGCATGTCGCCGATCAGCATGTTGTTGCGGTACATCTTGGCGTAGTTGGCCGCCGCTACGTTGAGTGATCCGCCAGTAAAAGGACCTGTAAATGCTCCCATGCCTTACACACCTTCCGCCCCGATGGGGACAAGAGATTTCGCTGCGCCGCCCGGTTTCCGGGCGGGTGAACCTACCGGATGAACGGAGAGACCAGAATCACGAACTCATCGCCCGCGAGCGCCGCGGAGCTGAGCGCCTTGCCTACCACGTTGTCGCCGACGGCGGTGGACGCGATAAGCTGGCCCGCCGCGTTCGACACAACATACTGGCCCGCGTTCACGGCCGCGCCCGCAATGGCCGTCGCTTCGCCCCAGAGGACTGCCGAGACCGGATCGCCGGCATAGATCGTCGACTCCTCCTGGATGCCGATCGGCACCGCGTTCGCGGCGGCCGCCGTGGCCAGCGTGCTGTCGTTTGCGCCCTGCACCAGCACCAGGCCGCGCAGCTGGCCGGCGGCTGCCGCCTGGTAGGTCCGCGTATGCGGCTTGCCGACGATTCCTGTGGTTGCTACTGCGGACATAGGCTGCTCGCTCTCTGCCCTTGCGGGCTTGTGGTTCTAAAGTCCGCCGGGCCTCGCGCGGATAGCGAACTCTGGCCCGGTCTCGGTGACCGCCGTCTCATGGAACCGGCGACGTGGTATAGCCCCCGCGAAGAGAATCTTCGCGGTCTTCGATTCAGACCGCTCCGGCGGCCGCGCCGCCTGGGACCGTCAGCTCCGGGCGAAGCTCCGCGACCTTGAACATCGCGGTCGCGTAGTCCACCTTCTTCTCGTCCATGTAGCTGGCGATCGCCTCGGAGAACGCGACGGAGTTGGCATCCACCCGGCCCGGCGCGGCATTCACACCCTTCATGGCTCCCGCTGCCGATGCAGAGCGCTGGCCCGTGTAGACCGGCGTGGACGGAACGATCTGGCCGAGGCCTTCCATGAACTGCACAAACGTATCGAGCGGCGTCAGCGTCTTCTTCGCCTCGCCCTCGCCGAAGCTCACGGTCTCGGTGGTCTTCGCCAGCTCATCGAAGACGACGGGAAGGCCCATGCGGTCAAAGGCCGGTACCCACTTGCCGCCAGCCTTCAGCTTGGCGATCGCGTTCGCGGCGCGGGTGCGCGTGTCGGCAGTGGCGGCGGCCTTCTGGCTCTCGCTGAAGGTCGCGGCGTGCGCGGCCAGCTGCGTTGCCTGGGCGTCGATCTTCGCCTGCAGCGGCGCGACGGCTGCGGTCACAGCCTCGGACGCGATGCGCTTGGCGTCGGCCTCGCTAAAGATTGCGGTTGCGGCTGTGTTCTTGCCGAACTTGTCGTCGAACCACGCGTTGAGCCGCGCAAGGATCGTATCTTCTGCTGCCATTGATGCCTCCTCAAAGTCCACCTCGGTGGACTCCTGCTCTGAAAACTGGATCGGCCGCAGCCCCTTCACCTCGGGCGGCTGCGCGCCCAAGAACCCCACATGCCGAAGCCCGGATATCTTGCCCGCCGCGTCCTTGTAGAACGAGGCCGAGCGCTGCTTGAAGCGGCCCGCCTCCACCATCTCCGCGAACTCCGGCGCAACCTGCGCGAACTTCGCCTGCAGCGTCGCGCCCACTCGGCGGACCGAATCGACCCAGCCATACGCCGGCAGGTTCTTGTCCGGATGGCCGATCACCACGGGAGCCTCATGCTCGGCAGGGCTGTAGCTCGCCGCCACGCGGTCGAGATCGGCCTCCGTGAAGCTGCCCTTCTCGCCGTAGTCGCCTGCGCGGAAGATGTCGATCCACTTGTCTTCCAGCTTCGGCTTGGCCAGCTTGCTCACAGCATGGAGACTAAGACGGGCCTCTATTTTGTGTGTGGAGTTTGAAGCATTCGGAGAGTTTGTCACCCGCCAGCTTCGAATACCTTCGTGAATCCCGGTGTCGGCACCTTCAGCATCGCCAGTGGCGGCAGGCGTTCCATGCCGCCCTCGCTCGCATCTTCGCCGGCCTGCTCCGCCAGCAGCGCGATCACGATGCAGCGGCAGTTGAAGCCGTTCGGCGGATAGATCTTGTTCCACACCGGGTCGATCGCGCGCGCCTGGAAGCCGTCGATCTCGGCGTGCTCCTGCCGCACGCGATCGTCGCCCACGGTCATGTACTCCCAGAATGGCAGCGCGTCCATCACGGCGGGCTCGGTCATCTGCTCATAGCGGCCCAGGCTGTACGCCTTCTGCATGTTGGTGCTGAAGACGGTATCGAGCGTGAAAGCGGTGATCTCCGCCACGCCCGCATCGCTCGTCAGCTTCTTCACCGCGGCTTCGAAGTCCGCGCGCGTGCCGCCCTTCTCCATCGTGTCGGCCAGCTCGTCGCGCACCTTCTGGATTAGCCGCACATCGCTGACGCCCGCGATGGTGAAGGCGTCGCGCTTGTACTGCGCGGAGAGTCCATCGAAGACGTCCTTGGTCACGGGCGTCAGCGATCGCAGATACGCGGCGGAGCCATCGGCCGGCAGCTTGAGGCTGAAGCCGATGCTGGCATCGAGATCGTCGGCTTCGTCGTCCTCTGCGAAGCTGGCGCGCCCGGAGCTTTGGGGCGCGGAGCTGCGCGGGCCGGTGAGCCTGTCCAGATGCGACCGGAAGCGCGACCCCGTCGCCAGCGGAACGCGCCTGCCGGTCTTGCGGTAGACCTCGCGGGCGATCTGCGAGCGGCCCAGCAGATTGGCGGCCGCCAGGTGCTTCGCCAGCAGATCGCCGATCTTGGCCTGGATGTCGTGCGACATCATCATGGGCGAGATCCCGATGCAGGCGGTGTCACGGTCTGCGCCACCTCGCGGATGCGCGTCTTGTACAGGTCCTTCGCATCGTCCTGCAGCTCGGCCAGCACGCGGTCGAACTCGCCCATCTCCAGCGCGGCCGTCGCCGCCGCGCCGCCTTCGGCAAACGCGGCGGTCGTCGTCTCGGTGATGTTCGCTCCCGGCGCGCTGATGTTGGGCACGGCCACGTCCTCGCCGGCCAGCGGAGCGGGCACCTGGTAGGTCTGCTGCAGGTAGCCCAGCGGCATCGGAACACCCATGCGCTGCAGGCCGCTGTCGATGCCCAGGCGCTTGGTCAGGTCCTCCTGCTCTTCCACCTCATACTGCCAGCTCGGCATGGGCACGTTCGGGCCATAGTTCCAGAGCACCATCGGCCGGATCAGCTGCCAGTTGATGACGGACTGGAGCGCCTTGCACAGCCGGATCGCGCGCGTGTCCTTGGTCTCCGAGTGCACCTTTCCCAGCGCCTGCGTTCCCTTGCCGCCCTCGCCGCCGAAGCTGGTAAGCGTCTCGCCCTGGATGCGCCGCACGATGTCCATCTGCATGAAGCTGTAGAAGTGCTCATACACGGCGGGGTCCTGCGAGCGCGCGATGGTCAGCAGCTTATCGTCGTACTCGAAGCCCTCGGGAACGCCCACAGCGACCTCGTCGATCAGCGCCTGAGCCAACTCCGCAGCCAGCTGCTTGTCCGCCGCGTTGTCCGCGTCGCGGTACTTCACCACGGCCGTGCCCGGCCCTTTTTCCGCATAGCGCACCCACAACCGCTGGATGTTGCGCTTGAACCAGCTGCTCCAGAAGACACTGCGCAGCAGCGGCCTGCCCATGCGGTTGCGGCTGCGCGGCCGGTGGCTGTAGATCATGAACTTCTGCTCCGGCACCTCCGTGCCCGAGCTCGCGTAGGGCGAATCGAGGAACTGCAGGTTGCCGATCTGCGGCTGGAAGCGGTCGCCGAAGAGGAAGAGCTCCTGCGGGCAGTCCTTTATGTCGACCAGGTTCGCCTGCCCCATGCTCA